GGGGTTATATCGTAAATCAACACGGCCGGTCTTATTATCGATAACAGAATGTCTCTTAAGTTGAGTCACAACCTTTTGCATATATTGCTCCACATCCTGTGGGGGGATAGCTCCCACGTCAATCTTAAAGACTCGTCGCTCAGACGAGCGAACAACACGGTAAGCCATCATGGCGTCTTCCATAAGAGTTAGTTGGCGCCAGATCCGGCGTGCTGGCTCGAGGATTGAAGTGCCATATGGGGCATACTTATCATTACCCAAAATCCTAAAGTGGGCCACTTGCCAATTTTCGAAAGTCATACCACCAGAGTTCCACTGGTACTGAACATAATTCGGGTTAGTAGAGTCAAGTCCTTCAAGTCTCTCAATTTCGTTTGAAGGTAGTGCGATGACGGACTGGACACCATATTTATCATCGATGTCAAGATACAAGAAAAAGTCTCCATACTTACACATCGTCCTCGCCCAACCAAAAAGATTGTATCTAAGGTTAAGAATGTTGTCAAACAAAATAGTTAAGACAGCTTTAATCTCTTCATTCGGACATTTGATATTTAACATCGGACGCAGATCAGAATACGTTGTCATTTCATCTGCATAGATGTCCATTGAGGATGCAATCTCTGGAGTATATTCCATCTGATCAAAATCTACATACCGTTCGGCCCGGGCTTGATTTTGCATTGCATTGGTTGCAACAACGTCAAGCGGGTTGTACAGGGTTTTCTTAAACTGTTGGCCGGACGCGGATTGAAACCGCGAGGAAAACTTATCTAGATGTTGTCTGCGGATCCTTCTACCAGATTGAGATCGGTAGCTAATGATTGGTCCGGAGAACAGTCTCGTCAGAGCTTTGAATAAGCTATTTTGTTTATTTGCTGGGTTGTTGTCTAAGGGCATTTATTTTCTCACTTTATAATCCATTTATATTGACTATATAAATCTTCTGCTTCGTTCATTTTATCAAAGATGCTATCTTTTTTATAGCCATCTTGTCCTTTAATTTGAGTATTCATGCTGGTTTTTGTGGTATATACCGCGGCAACGAAGGCTTTTTGATAGTTTAACTCTCTAGCATTCGATTGTAAAGCTGTGTCTCTAACCCAACACGCAATCGCCAAAGCCATGATAAGGTCATCATGGTAGCCTTTCATTGCTTGTGGCTTACCGTTCCTCCAAATAAAAGTTTTCATTTCGTTAATAGTGCGAGACGAATATACCTTAATTAGTTTGTTTCTGACGAATTCTTCTAGTTTTGCTACAATCAATGGGCGCGTTTTCATTGTGGTGGAGAATCCAGGTACTGCGCTGTTTACAACTTCTGCTTGATATTGCTCTATATATTCGTGTGTGGATTTAACTGAGTGGTATACATTTGGATAACGATGGTCGTTGATGAGTTTGTCTAAAACCGAGTATCCAATATTATTATTTTCTACCACAAGCATACAATTACCAAACTCTCTTCCTACTTGGTTCAGCAGGTTGGCGTACATATCTAATGTCGGTTTTCCTTGGTACTCTCCCACTATTTCCAAAGTTTCAAGCTTGACAACATGAAAAGTTGAAAAGTCGGCGCCGTCGCCGCGAGCAACGTCAGCAACCATTAGATAATTGTATGTAGGGTCAAACTCTTCCCAGATCCAGAAGTTGCGATCAAAGCCCGTGCGGTACTTTGGCTCTTTTATATTAGAAGTAAGCCACTCCATACACCCTGAATCTATAACTGTTTCGCCGGATGTGTTGAAGTTGCATGCTAACTCTTGGGCAATTTGGCGTTTGGACATATTTCTGGTTTCTTTTTCATACCAGTTATTATCTCTATCTGGATGGACATCCCAGGGTAGTGTGGTTAACTTAAAATTGTTAGCGCCGGCTTGTGAATCTATACAGGTTTTGTGAAACCAATTCCCAACACCGTTTGGAGTAGAGAGTGCGATGCAGCGGCCACCCGTTGAAAGCGTTGGATACAGACCGGTCCATAGTTCTTCCAGACCTTCAATGTGTGCAGCCTCATCAAGAACTAAGAGAGACAGCGCTTCAGAACGACCTGCATCACCGGATGTCGATGTGGCTTTTATAGAAGAGCCGTTTGAAAGCTCGAATGAAGTTCTGTTATCTACGCTAATCGTAGCTATCTTCAACCAATCCGGAAGGTTCCGCATGATGTTTTTAACTTTTTTAACTAAGTTTCCTGCTGTCGCAAACTTAGTCGCCATAACCAAAATTGCTTTATCGCGGTGGAATAACATAAGCCACACAACATAACCAGCGGTAATCGTTGAGATACCAAGCTGGCGCGCCTTAAGGATGACATTGAAACGATAATCGTTAAAGTCTTTTAGAAGCTCATCTTGAAACGAATATGTGTCAAAAAGAATTAACCCGTGCATCGGGTGAGATATACGGGCGTAGGTTTTAAGAAAGTACGATGGGTCTTTGCCACATTTTAGTATTTCTTTAACGCGTTTTTTCTTATCTAATTGAAAGCTCATACATCTTTCATGGCCGCTAATACCTCTTCTCTGTTGGCGAGGTCTCCTTCACCATCAAGCACGATCACTTCTTCGATCCCATCTTTCCAAGCCTGATCAACTATCTGCGCATCAGACATTTTGTTAAATCCGTGAGGATCTAATGCGTCGTACATCTCGTCTTCGTCTCCCATGTCGTGGTAATGACCTTCTTCAATTACTTCTCGAATAAGCTCCATAAGCTCTTGAAGCTGAAATCCTGCAACTGGCCGGCCGCCGGCGCCGGGAGAATATAGAGTCTCAGGATCTTCCTCTGCATCTCCCATTTCCACACCAGGAATCTGAGCGAACACTGCTTGGAAAAGCTCGGATACACTCTCAGGATCGCGGCCTTGTATCATCTGGCTGATAGAAGCTATTATGTCTTCGTCGGACATGTCCGCAGAATGTGGAACTTCCATCGGATACGTGTCACTAGCGGACTCTAACTCACCACCAGGAACTTCGGGAGGGTCGGGTACAGTTCTATCATATTCTAGGTCTTTCGGCATCTTGCCGGACTTTATCGCAGCGATGAGATCATCTACCCTGTCTTCAGATAGTTCAAAACCCTCTTCTCTAGAATACTCTTCTATAATAAGGCGATATAGGTCGGCGCGGGAGACATTCATTGTTTTACTCTCCCGATTTCTTAGAGCGCGTGTCGTTGGAGGGGCGTGGTCCATCCCAACCACCTTGGTCCAGGAAAGTTTTCCAGCCGGCTTCGACAGGGTTGGTGGAGCCGCTATTGTCATCATTCATAGCCGCGGACAATCCGCCAACCTTATAGTGCATTTTTGCAGTAACCCACGAACGCACCCTGGAGGAGTTTTCCACGCGCACATCAATCTCTCCCTCTTCGGTGAGAGCAACGGTGTTACCGGTAATCTTCTTGTATTCTTTCTTAAGAAATCCTGCAATGTCTGCTACGCGTTGGGAAATCTCATCCTCAAATCCATTAGCATATACTTCTTTAAGTCTGATCTCAGACTGATATCCTAGGCACATCACATCTCCGTAAAACTTTACGTTGAAGCCATCCATGACTCTTTGGTCAATAAGGGCGTCACCTTCTTCTCGGCGCAGAACGCCAGTTTTTGTGGGAGACTGGTCTTCGCCAAGTGCCCCATCGTATGCATTTGCGGCGGCTTGGGAAAGCCCCTGCACTATTTCGTAAACTGTTGCCATTATTGTGCTTCTCCTTGTTGTGGTTGCTTTATAGATTTAGCAGCTTGTTGTTGTAAAAGTTTTAATACTCTTTGCAAAAGGGGGCGGAACTTCATCAAATCGATTCCCGGCTCAGCAGCCAGATCGGAGATAAACTTTTCTAATTGGTCGATGATATTTCTTTCTTGATTAGTGAATTCTTCGTCATCGCCCATGATGCGATCTCGGGCGCCTTTCACGCGCGCACCGGTCGACATCGAACCTGTTTTAATTTTGGTTGGGTCTTGTTCAGTCTCTTCGTTAATTACATCGCGGATCATGTCTTTGAGTTTTTCTTTATTTATCTTCACTTGGTCTCCATCCCTCTTTCCATCTGTCTTCTCTTCCTTCTACATATTGAAGATAGCATTTATTGCAACATTCAAATTTTAGAAGACAAACATCATCCATAGTTTTCTTTGGGAATTTCCCGCAGACCGAACATGTTCTTAGAGATTCTCTATTAAGTAGTTTTTTTGTAGCCTTTATACCATTAACATCAATTTTATCTTTCCACTTTTCCTTTAAGCTTTTTGCTTTATAGAAGTCTTTCATCTGCTCGATATATTCTTTTTCTTTTTCCTCACCCCACTCACTGCGTGGATTCTGGATAGCTTCTTTGCCATATTTCTGGGAGATGGCTTTCTCGACAGCTGCTAGCCGATCCAGTTCTTTCGTATTTTTATCTTTCATCTATAGCCTTATATACCCCATATGATGCCGCAGTACCAATGAGGATCCCACCAGCAAAATACAACCATTTGTGACGGGGCGAAGTTTTTTTTAGTGCAGTTGACAAAAGATTAATCTCTTTGTCCTTCTGCATTATAAACAAATCGTATTCATCTGTTAAGGCTTTGTGTTCAATCCGCAAATCTTCTAGTTTAAATTCATAGTCTTCTTTTTGAATTTTTAGCTCGTAATCCATTTTGATATCACACGAATATTTGTATATATCAAAATCCGCCAATACTTTTGCCATGGCTTTCTCGTCGAATATAACGCCGGCATATGGTGCTGGCTGTCTATATTCTAATATTGAAAATTTGGCGGGTTCGGTTGCATTAGCCGACAGGCTCAATACCAGGAGAAAGTTAAGGAGCATATTGGATACCAAATTTACTTTCTATATCTTTAATTAATTGCTCTCTGTCTTGGTTGAATTTGTTCCTATATTTGCCCCTCTTCTCTTCTCTTAAATCTTCAATCATTTCGGTGGCCCTTTCATACTCTTCTTCAATAGCAGCTATTGATTCCATGTAGTTTTCCACCAACAATCGTTTTTCTTCTAATTCTTTCTTATGTATTTCTTTTAAGCCATCGATTTGGGCTTCGTGTGATTCTATTTGAGTTTCGTATGCTGTTTGCATCAGCTTATAATCACGACTATTCTTGAGAGCTATAACGGCTAAAAGCAACACTATTAGTATTGCTTTCCAATTCTTCAGAGCAAATTCTAGTATCTTCTGTTTAATCATTATATCCTTTTAGTCTAGCGATGCCATCAATAATCGTTTGTCCTCCAATATAAATTGCTGAAATGATTACCCAGTCCTCGCTAGTGACATGTCCTGTAAACGTTAGCCCCGTGGCCGTAAGCCAAACCATCAACTTACGAGAGGTAAGTTTTGCTAGCCATGTATCCACAAATGCTTTTGTTGTCGCCATCATTTATCACTCCAATGTCGAGTCCGACCGGACTCCTCTTTATCTGGTCAACCATCTTCTTCTATTTTTGAGGTGCACATCTCTTCTGCTTCATCTGTGGAAAGGCTGTCGGCCCGTTCACTTGCAGGCTTATCTTTTTGTGCGCAGGCCCAACGACGTTGCTTCTCAGAAGACACTTCATTTAACACAGTCTCAAGCTCCTCCTTGATGAATTGTTTAAGTTGGTCCCTACTGATCTTCATTTAAAGCTTGCCAGCCATCTTAGCTGCAACCGCGGGGTGTGCTGCTTTAAAATCTGCCATTGCGGCGCGGATACTATCTTCATTGCATGGTCCGTCGTACCATTCCTCAAAGAGTGCCTGCCCATTAACTTTCTTTACATGCTTTGAGACGCCGGCTTCCCGAAGGACGTGCAGAAAAATCTCTGCGCAGCATCCTTCGTCTTCCTCTTCTTCTACCACCACAAGCGCAGGGGAAACAGAAGTTTTGTTTACTAATTTATTCCAAAGTCTTTTAATCCAATTCATTGCTCATCTCCTTTTTAACACTATCCATCTCGTCCTTGTGGCGCTCAAGCCAACGCTCAGCTTCTTCATCAGAAAGATCAGTAGTTAAACTCTTCAATGTTTCCTTTGCACTTTGACCTGTTTTCATCATCTTTTTAACGACGTGATGGGCTGAATGTGGTACAGCTGCTTCGCTTAAATGCTTTCGCCAATTTTCAAATAGTTGTTTCATTGTATACTTGGTTAAATAGTTGTGATTTGCTGATTTTCATTTTTACATCCACCCCTCTTGACTTCTTTCGTCCTCATGCTCATAAGCCTCCATATAAAACTCATAATATTCGGTACCTTCCCATTCGTCGTCGGGATCAGAGCCCTTACCGGCGTGAAAATCATCGTAGCCGGCTTGTTCGGCGGCGTCTCTCTTGTCGGGATCGATATTCTTTTTTACTAAAGTGCTTAAGTCATAAGGCTCCATACCGGGCATGCTTTCATTCATAACCTTTGAAAGCTCTTCCTTAATAAACTGTTTAAGTTGTCGTTTTGTAATCTTCATGTCGCTAATCCATTCATACTTAGTATCGCAATCAGACCGGGCACATTCTTTCTGACATAAACGCCAGAGAAAAGTGTCTCGCATCGACCGCCGACATAAGCGATTGCCGACTCAATGTTTTTACTGACTTTGGGGTCAGCCACCATCTCCTCAGACACAACCAGCACCAACGAGCCTGCAGCAGCCTTACCCTTGGGTGGGGGGCATGCAGAACGATTCATGCAGTTATGGAGAATCACCGATCCAAGCTTAGCTGTATTTGGATCTTTTATCATAGTTGAGCCTAAAAAGGCTCGACCGTCATTGCCCAGACATGTTTCCAAATCCTTGCTATCGAAAGATTGGATCGGTGAATCCTCGGTGGAGAGCTTTAACACTTGGGCAAGTGACTTAGCAAAAGTTGTGTTGGCGACAGGGTACATGCCGAGCATGCCGATTCTGCCGCGAAGTAAGCGTGTGGCTCGTTCATTATCTAGAATGATGTGTGGGTGCTTGGCAACATCATTTGCCAGCGTCAACGCATTACGAGCGATTGTGGGGTTAAGGTTTTCTTGTGCTGTCGGCCATGATACTATGTAAACGACCTTGCCACTCGACTGCACAGAGCGCATGTAGCGCTCAAAGACAGGGTGCAAAGCGGTAACAGAACTACCGGTACCACCACCACCGCCAGCAAGGACGAATAGCCAATCAACTTTACCGAGTTTGATGCGCAGGGCATCTTCAACAATCGCACCATTTTGACTTAAAACCTCTTTTCCATATTCTACATTCTTTCCGATTCCATCAGAATCGGGAATTAAAACGACGTGGTCCTCTTCAACATTCTTTGGGATGTCCTTTCCTGTTGAGTTTACGAGTAGCGTTTTATTGAAACCTAATTCAATAAACGCATT